ATGAGAATCTTAAAGTCTATTACCATACCAGATAACCTTACCACAATTGAGGAATATAAAATTGTGAGTGAGGAATTATTAAAAGCTTACCTCAAAGAACATAAAAGAATCACTGACGGGAAAAGTGATACTCTTATACAATCACCAGAACAATATGCATTCATTGTCGAAAAGAAACATGATAGAGCTTATGAGGTGAAAGAATGCCCTTGCTGTGGTAAGTCATTTTCGATGAAAGATCGTCGTTCACTCTGGCATAATTACGGTTGGGCTCCAAAGCAAATCCATTTCTGTTCTATTGAATGCAGACACAATCTTATTGTGCAAGCTGGTGAAGGACGAATTTCTTTCACTAAGAAAAATATCAAATTCACCCCTTTCATAAGATAATTAGCTATGGACGTAAGAATTATTGAAACAGTAAATAATATTAAGATACTGGTCGAAGCTGTTACAATGAGTGATTTAGACCGCAAAGAGGCTACATTAATACAAAGTGCTCTAGTTGATCATATTATTACAATGACAACCGTTCAAAAATTGGAATTGGTTTCATCTTGTAAGTTTCCAGAAATCATTGAAAAACTTCAAAAAGTCACTTTGGAAGATGAATTACAAAAAAAGAATTTCAATAATTCATTAGGCTTTTTCATTGGTTACATAAAGGATTGTAATGAAGCAATGAAAGAACTTTATGGGCAAATAGTAAAAGAAAGAAACCATCAAAATAAATAACCTCATGATAAACATTGAATTAAGCAATAATGAAGTTGCTTACCTGTTGACATTACTTAGTAAAGAGAAGAAAGAACTTCAAGGAGAATTTGAACACCTTGAAAAGTTTGAAGGTACAGAAGAGTACAACGAAATGAAAAGCGAAATTGAATCTGAAGCAAGGGACCATCAAAGTATTAGCACAAAAATACAAACGGGTATTGCAAAGAAGTCTTTTTCTAAAAATTACAAATAAAAAAAGCCCTGTAACGCATTACAAGGCCTGTTCAATTATTGCGAATTCAAAAAAATTCTCTTGAATATGATAAAGGTAACAAAATTTTCAGATATAATATTTTTAATCATCGGTTTTTCTGCGTCGGCATGGTCGGCGTATTGGTCGCAAATCTTTTTTGCTTCATTAGTACCAGTCGTTTATTCTTGGATCATTGCTGTATTTGTTTTTGGTGTTGCAGGGCACGCATTAAGCAAACAAGCCATTCAGGAATTTATTGAAGATAAAAATTATACTTCCCCTGCCCTGCTTATGTTCTTGATCATTCTTGGCTCTGGGGTATACATTGACTTTAATGGTATTGATATTCACACCGAAAAAGCTGAAGTGAGTATTATTGAAAATCACTATGATAGTTTAGTCAATGTCAAGCAAGTTTATATTACTTCCCTACTCGAACAGAAAAAGAAAAATTCAGATTGGAGTATTGGAAAAGTCAACTGGGCCAAGCAAGCACAATTTGAAAATGTGAAGGCTGAATTAAAAACGGCTAGATCTGAACTGGATGCTTTAAAATCTGAAGCAAAAACAGAAATAAAGAAAGCTGCTAACAAAGCAAACAAGAAAAGTGAAAGTCTTTCTGGTGGTGTTCTTATTGCTTATCTACTTCTCATTCTTTCTAACTATGGGTTGGTTGATTCACAAAGAAAATCTAAGAATGAATCATTGATTAATACAAATAATAAAATCAATGAATTACCCACCAATCCCACGCCACCAACGGACAAAAAGAAAAAGCCAACTGTTGGATATGTTGATGATGATCATAATGATTCTAGCTTTGATTATAATATTGATACAATTGTCGGTAATCAGCCCTTAAATGTGATTAATCAACGAAAATCAACGCAATCAGCAACTTTGAAGGTTACTGTAAATAAAGATTTCAAAGCTGAAAGATTGATCAAAGAATATCCAGAAACAACCAATCTGATTAAGCAAGGTCAATCAATTAGAAAGTCAATGCAATTGGCAGGGGAAATGTGCAAATTTCACAATGCACAAAAAATTGCAAGTTATTTAAAGCACAAACAACAAACAGCATAAAAACAACTAAACAAGTCTAACATGTATTCTGAAACAATTGAAATGAAGGAAGGGTTTGATTACTCTTTGAGAAATAGAACAGATAAGGAGATTGAATTCAAAGATTCCCAGTACTGGAGTAAAATTTACTCTGGTATTGAGAAGCTTTGTAACAGGAAATTTAAAGAGTTCTATTTATCAAAATCAGAAAAAGACATTCTGATTAAATTAGTGAAGATTGTAAAACACAAATGTGTAAGAGTCTTTAACAGCTCCTTGGCTAAAGCCGTTTGCGTTTCCGTTAGGACCGTATCAAATACAATCAAAAAGCTGAATCAATTGAATCTGATTCAATCACACATCAAGTATAATAATTTCCGTGAGGTAGTGATTGATTATGAAAAGTTAGAAAAGGTTCTCCCCACATTTGCCGAGGTGGAAAAGAAAATGATTAAGGAAAAGAAGAAAGAACACAAAAGCACTTTTGAACTTAACAACACTATTTCTGGCATACTAAATACGAATAAAGAAGGTATTGAAGAATTTCAAAAACTATTTGATGAACTTTCAAGGGTTAGAAAATCTATTGTCCTGAAGCAAGACGAAAAGGTAGAACATGAAAGAACTGTTGAAGAAAAAGAAGCTCACATGGCTAATATCATTGAACAGTCTTCAAAAGTCATACTTTCAACATTCAATAGACATAAAGGGGAATTCTCCGATTATCATTTGATGACAAATATCTTTAAGACTGTAATCAAACAAGGTCATTACAACTTGAAAGACTATTACCCAACTATTTACAAGTCAAAAAAGTAAGACATCTTTTGTCTTAATGTGTATCATAATTAATACCCAGTAGGGTAAAAACTTCAACTATTAAATTTTTAAAAATGATCGAAATTATAACAAGGTTCGAGGAGTACGATACTGCCCAAACAATCGTGAAAAAAGATGAATTGGTAAAGGAAATTGAAAACCAAGAAATGTATGAGGATCGAAAAAAGAAGTATGACAAACACCTCAATTCCAAAATCAAGCATTTCAAAGACAAAGTACATGAGGTTAGCCACAATTTGAGGGCTGGCGGTGAAGAGGTAAAGCATGAATGTGTAATGCTTATTGATCCTTATCTACAAAGGATTATATACGTGAATGCTAATGGTTTAGAGATCAAAACCAGACCTTTGAAGGATGAGGAAAAACAGTTATCTTTGACTAACGACTACGACGTAAATAATTACGTAGATAAAGAAGGATGCTACGACACTGCAAAGCTTTTAAGGTTATTCCCAATAAAAAAAGATAAAAATGAGTAAATCAAAATTCACGGTTGGAATTGCAGACAAAAAAACTCTTGTCTGCAATTACACTGGCTTCTGGTCATGGTATAAAGCAATGGAATACTACAACAAAAATAAGTGGTCCAATCAATGTTCTATCAGTTGGACAAATGGTAAAGAAATAGAAACTAATATTTATGGCAAAGCGATCTGATATAGAACACAAGATACAATGTGCTTGCGTGCGTTGGTTCCGTCTTTCTTACCCTGCCTTAAAAAACTCTCTTTTTGCTGTACCTAACGGTGGTGCTAGGGATGCTGTAACAGGGCGTAAACTGAAAGATGAAGGAGTATTGGCGGGGGTTCCAGACCTTATGTTGATTTATAAGGGCAAACCTTATCCTTTTGAATTGAAAACACCTGTTGGTACTCTTTCAGCAACCCAAAAAGCTGTTCATGATGACTGGAATAAACAAGGTGTAGATACTGTAATCATAAGGTCAATCGATGACTTTATAAAAGAAGTAAAGCAAATCATAAAAACTAACAATTAGATAATATGATCAAAAAATATTTTCCTTAAAAATAGTTTGCTTTAAATACAAAAAGGCACGGTGAATTTCACCCTGCCTTTTTTTTATTACAAACTTCTCAACTAAAATTATAATTCGTCTATTTGTTTTTCAATATCACTTTCAATAATGCTTAAATCGTTTTTAACACATTGAGCAATCAATTCTTTCGTAACAGGCGTTTTGAAACTAATGATATTAGCACCTTCAATTTTTAAAGTCACTGCAAAAAATAGCTTGCCTTGTTGGTCTTCTTCAAGTTTATAGGATTTTACTTGAATACCTTTTTCAAGGTCCGCTTTTAATGTTGTGATTGTATTTTTGTTTGATTGAAATTCTTTTGCACAATCAATTCTTTTTGCTTCTGAATTTACTTGATCTTCAGTTGCTATTATTTGATTTAATTTATTTTCCATAATTCACTTTATGTTAAATCAGGGTTATTTAAACCTAATGATGTCATTGTCCATCCATTCGCTTCTAATTGAGAAATTTTTGAAGCAAATTCATCATGTACATTACCTTGACTAAGATCTAGCAAATTATCATTACCCGATCTAACACCAAGGGCAATAAGCTCATCTAAGAATTGATGTTTACGTGTCCAACCACCATCCCAGTTACTTGCCTGCCAATTCCAACGATTTCTAAAAATTTTTAAATGCTGGAAATCTGAAAATGAAAACTCTTTCGCGTCAAATTCATTGTAGCTTCCATCCCAAAAAAGCTGTTTTATATTACTTTGAGAAGCATTTTTCCCTCTACTTAGTCCATTAATGTAGAAGTTTAAAAGATTCGGCTTATCGCCAAAATCAAATTCCTCATTTTCAGACGTTAATCGGTAATTATCTGCAAACCTTAGCCATATTGCAGATGCTTGCGTTTGTAAATTAGCGTTTATTACTTTATGTCCTCTATTTTGCCACCAACCCCTTGTGTCAACTCTTTTCATTTGACCGGCTGTTGGTAATACTACATTGAATGGACCGCCACCGACAGAGGGTGTTACGAGCTCTTGAAGTTGATTACATCTTGAAAAATCACCGTCTTTTGTTGTAGTTACTTCTAATAGTGAAGCGGGATATGTATAACCCGAATTACCACCACTAGAACTTACAACGCCACAATTAAGAAGGTTAATATTTTTCTGAGCATTAAAAAAATTCAGAATGAGTGGATTTTTATACTTGTTGATAACATTCTCAACATTACTTGTGTCTCCATCTTCATCTTGTGAATAATCACCTGTAACGCCCAATTGTTGAAGATTTGGATAAGTAATATTCTTGAAAGAACACTTCTCATAAGAGTAATCTATTGTTGCTCTCCAAGGGTTGCTTATTCGATATACTGACGAATTGATAGATGCTATTGCATACCAAATGTTTTGATTGTCATCAGATACGGGATAACGATTATTATTTTGAGCTTCATTACCATTTTCATCATACACTCTAGGAGGATAATGTGAGCCTATACCTGTAAATTGAGTGTAATATTTACATAAAAAATCAGCATGAATTATGTTCATCCCTTTTTCTTCAATCAATCTCCATTTTAAAAGTGAAATATCTAAACCAACTTGATTTGTATGATCAAAAGCATCTATACTCATTGTAATCACACCTTGATAGTTCAAAAACTCATTATATAATTCATTGAAATCAAAATGAGGATTATTCTTTAGTACGATTTTTACTGTTGATGATAGAATCAAGTCTTCTGACAAGATCCTAGTTAATAAACTTGAACTTAGTTCTATAACTGATAACCCCAATAAATCATTAGTTACATTAGCATACCAACACTCCAATACATCACCCGTTTTAACATCAAATGAATTAGGGTTTATATCTCCATAAGTAATATTAGAAATAGGCTCACCGTTTAAAGTATACAGCAAAGAACCCTCCGCCGTCAAAACTCCTGAAGGTTGGATTATTCTTGAACCCTCAATAGTTGCAGTTAATAACTTATTAGATACAACGCTCACCGTCCAACCTTTAGCATTAAGCGAAGTAATTGCACTATGTTCAAGGGTTCCAGATTCAAGCATTAAAGGATCGTCAATTGTTCCAACATCAAGAACACTTGAACGACTTGTTGTCATTATTGAATTAAATGCTAGAATGAATGTTGAAAACTTTGTTGCATCAACAAAAGAATTCATTACTGATAAAGTACCAGTATCAAACTGCTCGTCAATTGTTATAATTTCATCAAAGGCATTCCCTTCTAAATCTGCATTGGTAAGTTTTACCCATGCTGAAAAATCATAAATACCAATTAAACCGCAATTCACTGCGGTTAATTCCGTATAATCAGCAAGGGTTTTACCATTCGTGTCATACATGTTTATGATCAATGGTTTTTCTCTGCTTGCTGCTGCTTCATAAGGCATTGAAAGCGGGTTGCCGTCTTGGTCCAAGAAATACACATCAGTACCGACTCCAGTTGCATTAATATTTATGATTCCTGTTTTTGCTGAAGTAAATGTATAAAGGGGCTCTGGTACAACTTTCCCCTGCTTGAAATTGGCTATACCTTTTAGACCTACATTGTATTTTATAGTTTTGCTTTCATCTCCTTCATCTACTACCGTACAACGTGCATCTACCTGTATAAATCTATCGCCTATACTGGTTCCGTTTGTGATTCGTATTGTTTTTACAGTTTTGTTCTTAGCCCACTCCACAAAATCAAAAAGAGTATCTTCATTGTATCTGCCAAGGCCGTTTAAATTAATATCAACATTCAAAGCATCAATTTGATGATGTTCGTTAATATCATTGTGTCTGTTGGCTTTTAAAGGAACTTCATTGGAGGGCTGTTCTGTTTTCCATTTTACAGAAGTACACGAACCAATACTTACACCATTAATGTAAATTTTGTTTTTTTTCCAAACTATCGCTTTCATATTAATTCCAGTCTAAATCCCCAGTTACTCTTAGTGTTGCTGAAAATGTTGAATAACCTTTTACTTCAGATGTCAATTGATAATTAGTACAATAACATTCACCTACAATTGTACTGTACCCCTCTGATTGCTCAAATGCTGAAGCAAAATTCATAAGAGTTCTGTTTTTTAATGCGTTGAAAAGTTTCTTATCAGGATTTTTTGCGGTTAAACCAGTACATGTGATGAAATGCGAAACTGTATCAATGATAAACTGTGCACTTCCGTAAAAAGTGGAAAGCACTTCAATTTCCTTTGCTTGTGAATTCAACGTCATTGAATCTTGGTTTGCTAACTCTTCACCATCCAATGACAAGATTATAAATTTTCCTTCGTGTAATTCTGTCATTTTTAAGATTCAATTATATCTAAAAATTCCCCTGAGCAATACCCCGATTCATGATTAACACTTAATCGTGTTGGGAATAATCGAAGAGAACTTTTTGTAAATTCATTATTAATATCGAGGTCATGAAAACCTTTAAATTTTATTGTGTGCTTGTTTGAATTGGTGAACTCATTATACTTTGTGAGAATGTCGCTTTCATAATCTTTTTCATCCTCTGTGTACAAAAATCCTTTGTAATGAACCCCGTGTTTTCCTGCAACAAAATGAGCATATTTTTCAATCTCCTTTCTTTTTGTGTCATTGATTGCAGGAAATGAAACACCCCTTTTTATTTTTGATTGTATTCCGTTTTCAACTATTTCAAGCTTACAACCTGTTATAGCTTTTTCAAAATCAGTTAGATTCAAAAAGTAACTTCCTGAAGTGAGAATAACATAATAATAACCGTTTTCTTCAGCTCCGTAATCTATCGGTTTATGAAATGCTATTTCTTGTGAAAAGTCCATGCTTTTAAATTCACCCGCAATAAAATCTTCACCTCTGTTTAAAGCGGTGTACATTTCACCTGTATATCGCTGATTTTCATCTACTGTCAAGAATCCTTCATTGAAGTAATCTCCACCAGTTGCAGAAGAAAAGAATAAATAGGTCCAACTTCCATCACTATTTAATCTATAGTGTTTTGAAACTTCAGAAATGTAGTAAATACCAAACTTTACACCGTATTCAGCATCGTAGTTAGTAAGTAACATTTCCTGTACATAATTAACGCTCAATTTAAAAAGCCCTGAATACTTACCCCCTTCTTTAGTAGTCCATGAAACCCCAGTGTCAAATATCCATGAAGCACTTAAATTATTATCAACAATCATTTTTGTTTTAACGGCTCCACTTTCTTCATAAACTCTAATATTCCAACTTGGGAAAAAACCACTGCTAAAAGCACAATTCACATCACCGTTAAAAAGTAGATTTTCATTATAATTATCTTGGGTTGTCACATTATATCCATTGTTCAGAAAGCTTTCAGAATTATAGTTTGTTATTAACCCGTCAAGATCATATGATGATAACTTTGTATAATCATTGCAGAAATCTACAATATGAATCACATCACCCCTTAAAAAACATGTTGCCCGCAAACCCTTCATAATATCTTTCAAAGCTTCAGTGATTGACATATTCTGATCGCAATACTGTTTTATATCAATACCAATACTCGTGTCATCAACATACTTATCAGTTCTTATTTTTACATTGATGTGCTTTTGCATATCATTTACAGAATCAACGATACCCACATCTTTCAACATGTAAAACAAAAAATAATAGATTAAATAGTATCTGCCCTTACAAATAAAAGTGCCCTGATAAGGTACAAGCTTATCATACCTTATGATTTTTGTATTATTCAGTAGTTCAAATAAATCAGCAAAAATAAACCTCACTTTATCGATATACCCTCTTTCAATATTAATGTCTTTTGGATCCAAAAAACCACGAAAGATAACAACACCGTCTTTTTTGTGAGTTACTTTCAAATCTTTCTGTTCAGCTAAATAAGGAAGTATTATTGAAATGTTTCTACCATGAATAGTGACCTCAAATGAGGACCGTATTAAATCAGAATAAGGGTAATAAACATCATCTGAAGAATAGGTTGTTCTAGCTCCTCCCTTTGCTAATACCATATCTTGACCAGATAACACAAAACCTGTTATTTCTATCTGGTATTGGCTTGAACCTCTTTCGTAATTAATTACCATGTTGAAGTACCTAAAGTTCTGTTTTCTCTTTCCTCTGCCTTTTTTACAACTCTGTATAAATCCGTATCACTAACGGGTTGAAAATCGATACCGTTATTAGAACCCGTATTCCCAAGAACTGACGTAATACGGTTGATAGGTAATGACATTTCTCTTTGACCTCCTTCGGCTTTTCTGTACACACTATTTTCACCAGAAATACCACCACTGGCAAAAGAGTCTATTTGTCCAGAAAACCCGCTAAACATTCCTTGAACAACTCCAATACCTGTTCCTGCGGTAATCAGCCCGAAAAGACCTTTTGACGCTATTTCTTTTGCCGCTAAACCTGCCATTGCTTGTGTTGCATAGTTTGCAATCAGATCAAGTATTATTTTCGCAACACTTTTGAAGAACGATTTAAAACCTTCCTCACCTTTCCCAAGATTATCAATCATTGATTTACCCATTGCAGAAAATGAGTTTAAAGTTGACTCTTCCAATTTCTGCACCTGTGCTTCTAACTTTTGAAGGTTCTTTAATTGTTCCTCTGTCAATTTCTCTGGAACAAACAATGCAACTTTGTCGGGGGCTTCAAGACTAGGTAAATTCATTTGAGAATAAGAAGGAGATAAAGAACCTCCACTTTCACCACCTTCGGGGCGTTCTGCTACTGGTGAACCTCCATTGAATAAATTTCTATTGAAATCTGCTAACAATGATTTCAATTTTGTTTCAACACCTCCAAACAGATAATCAAAAGAATTATCTACACTATCAGCCATGTTTACCAAAACATCATCAAAAGTCAAATCTCCAATGTCCTGAAGGGCTGTATGCACTTGTTTTAATTCTTCTCCTAATGCTTTTTGTTGGTTTTCGTCAAACACTCTTATTTGAGGGCCACCAATAACACTCGATAGTTTATTGATCTTTTGAAAGAAACTGTCTAACGCTCTTAATATGTTTGATTCCCATAATAAGAACTCAAATTCTATTTCTAAAAGGGTCTTTCTTATAAAATTACCAATGACAGAAAAAGAGTCTATTACTGATTTTGCAATAATACCAACACTTGTTCCTAAGATTGTAAACGAACTAACTAAAGCCATCATTGAACCTGCCGCCGTAACTAATAAACCGCTTAATGTTGAGAATGCACCTGTTAATACGCTGATTCCTGCCAAAAATTGAGGTAAGAAAGTGATCATACCAGAAATAGCCAATAGTAGCGGCCCCATTAATGCGGTAACTCCTGCAATGATAGAACCCCATTTTAAAATGACTGGATTAAGCTTTGATATTTGTTTGATCAAACCACTAACATTGTTGAGAAGTGAAGTTGCAAACTCAGTAAGGCCACTATTCGCCACAATCAATTGAAATTCTTGGAAAGCAGATTGCATACTTTTCCAAGCTCTTTCCAATGGAGAAAGAGAACCTGTTGCAACTTTGTTGGCTATACCTCCAACGTTTTCAAGCTCTGTTGCAAACTTTGAATATTCATCCGCCGACTTAAGAAGTACTGTTGCACTGCTTGAAGCTTCACGGCCAAAGATTCTAAAAATATCGGTTGTTGTTGCTCCTTTATTCTGAAGATCTTGAAAGATCCCTATCAACCCTTTTGACTTAACGGCGTTCTCTCCAAACTCAACCCCTAATTTTTCTAAAGCCGCCGCCGCTTCTTTTGGTGGGTCGATCAATCTTGAAATAATGGTTCTCAGTCCTGTTCCTGCTTGACTTCCCTTAATTGCATTGTTCCCTAGAATACCCGCCGCCGCACTCATTTCTTCAATGCTCAATCCTGCTGAAGTTGCCACGGGTGCAACATATTTCATTGTTTCATAAAGGGTTTCTAACGAGGTGTTTGTTTTGGTGAATGTACCTACTAACACATCATTAACATCGTTTATCTCACTAGCCGATTTTCCAAAGCCCGTTAAAATATCGCTGGCAATGTCAGAAGCTCTTGCAAGGTCTGTCGCTCCTGCTGTTGCTAAATCAAGAACACCCGCTACACTGTCAAATTGTTGTTGTGCGTTAAATCCTGCTTGTGCCAAGTAACCCATTGCTTGTGCTACTTCTTTTGCTGAATAAACAGTACTGCCACCAAGTTCACGGGCTTTTGCGGTCAATGATTCTAAGTCTTTACCAGTAGCAGCAGACAAAACACCTACACGTGACATAGCCGTATCAAATTCCGCTGCCGCTTTTGCTGTATCTGCCGCAAAAGCAACAATTGGAACACTTAAAGCCAATGTCATTTTTTCGCCTGTCTCTTTGATGTCACGAGTCATCCGTTCCATCCTGCGAGACAATCTTTGCATTGACCTTTCAAAGTCTTTTAGATTTGCTCCTACACGAACAACTAATTTACCCCCTGCCATGTTCTTTTAAATGTTTTTCTTTTATGTCTTTCGGTAAGTAACCCTTTTCAATCAGTCGGTTTACGTCCTCTTCGTTGGTCTTTTTGAATGCCAATAGTTCACCCTCTAAATAAAGTAATGCTCTGAATTCGTCTTCATCAAAACCTTTGCTTTCCCCTTGATCACTTTCAACATCATCTTTAGTGTAATAATCATGTCGTGGTGTGGGTGCAAAATCAGAAAGTGCAAAAGGTGAAGGTTGTTTCTTTTCGTCTCTATTAGAATTTGCTAGTATAAAAGCAGAAAGGGCAAAAGTACGGTTTTCTTCTTCTCTCAGTAATTCTGATTCGTGAACAATTGCGGTATACTCTGCCCAATTCATTTTAAAAAGAAACTCCTTTTTCTTTATTCCGTATCTGGCTCTTGCTTTTGCAATGATACTGATCCAGATGTCTTCTTCAATTTTTTTTTACCTTCCTTGTTTTCCTTTACTTGAGATTGCAAAACATGGTCATGATCCATGATTGACTTACCAGCTTCAGAAAAAAGCTTTTGTATTGTCATCATGTCTTGATCTTGCAACCACAAAATAAAGTCTTCCTTTTTGTAGGTCCTTTGTGAAAAATACATGTAGTTCTCAATCATTTCATTTGAAAAAGAACCGTCATCAGTCATGTTGATTTCAATTTCTGTACCCTCTTCTTTCGCCTCAATTGCTTTCTGTTTGCCTTGGTCAATCATTGCTTGCATCAAAGCCCAGTTGTTGAAGCGGAAAGCAACCCCGCCAAATGTTGAAGTTGCTTTCTTTGGTTTGTATCTTTTACCCATTTATTTTTAAAGATTAAGTGGCTGAATAAGTAACTCGTGTAAGAGTGTCTTTTTCGCCGTTTAATGTGAATGAATTTTCAGACTTGGAAGAAACATTGTTTGTTTCTGAAAGCTCGCCTACTTTACCGTAACCCTCCCAGATCTTTTCACCGTCTTCAAAAACCCCTTGCTGAATTTTGATTCTTGTATCTGCAATCATCAATTCAAACAGTTTTTCTTTTCCTGTCAAATTTGCGTTTACATCTGTAAACTGCATTGCAGAAAGGTCCAATGAAAAAGGAACACCCGTCAATGTTTGTTCATTTGAATCTTTTGTTTCTGTATCGTCATACTCTGGTGTAACATTAATATTATCTTCAGTAGTATATCCGATCGTCAACCAATTTGTACCGTCATCCTCCGAAACACGAGTACGGTATTTTTTACCTGAATCCGTTGGCATATTAAATTATTTTAAATGTGATAACTTTTGCATATGTCTGTACCTCTTCTAAATATTCATCATCTATTGAGGTAATGTTCATTATAGTTTGTACCCAATCATCCAAAGCGGTCAATACTTTATCCGATAATGTTCTAGCATTTTTATAATTATCTTCAAAACAATAGATTGTCAAATCTGCTGAATCATCAATATAACTGCCTTTTATAGCTGTTGGGGTGTTTTTGACATGGACTACTATTGCAGGACATTTTTTCAACTGAGGTCGAATAAAATCATATACCCTGCCATTGGTCCAACTATTGACTTCTGAATTGTCTTTAAGCTTTGTTACTACATCTTCAGCGTAAATCATAAACTCTTAAATTCTCCGTCTATATATTTCTTTAATTGTGTAATCATCTTGTCAACTGCTTGTCCTCCTTTCGTCTGGAAAGCCCTGCCAAGGAATTGAATACCTTTGATACCTTTTACTTTCCTTGCAAAGACCTTTTCAAGATCCCAAGTGAAAGCCATTAGTTTTTTTGATTTGGGTTTGTGTTCTTTGGTTCCTAGTTCCCAAAGATGTTGAAGTGGGTTAGCTTTACCTTTTACACTAACTTTTGCAGTACTTGATTCTATAGTACTTCTTAAAACAGTAACCTTTAAACCTTTTGCCAGTGAAGGAACATAAGGTTCTACATTTTTCTTTGCTTCTCTGGCTATTACATTGGCTGAATCTCTTAGAATCTTTCGTTCTAATCTATCCCTTGCAGAATAAGGAACCTTAGCCCAAAACTTCTTTAACTGTTTAGCTCCTTGAAGGTCTGTCTCAATCTTCATAGTTACTGTCGTTTGTATCGGCTGTAATCACCTCATACTTACGGAAAGGGTCTTTATAGTGTCCAACTATAACAAAGTAACCACCGTTATATAAAACTCTCATATCGGCTGTTATTTGTCTGTCAAACATATAATCAATAATGAAGTCCGTCACAAAGAAAGAAACCGTTTGCCCCTCTTGCTGACTTTCATTGACACGTTTCGGTTTCACTTTTGCCCAACGGTCAGCAAACTTTACCCAGTTGTCAACCTCCCTGCCGTTTTCATCAATTGAATTTTCTTTTTTCTCAATCGTAATAAAACAGTTTCTTTCACCAATTTTATTCATACTCTATGAATGGTAATCGTAAATTATCTATAAGGTTTTGCCAATGTGCTGAAGGTGGATTTTCACGGTCTAAATGCATTTGAACAACTAATGACTTCATAACCTTCAAAGCTTTTGCAGGAATAGAACTGGCATTATAACCCACCGTTACAGTAATGTTTAATTCGCTGAATTCTGTTCGGTCGTAATCATCAAAAGAAAGTAATACCCTGCCATCAACAATGCTTTGTGAATAAGTCGGGTCAAATGTTGAATCATCATTGTTTGTAACTGTACAGCTATCAATTGAAATCAAAGGAGAATCAACAATCAAGAATTCATAAACAGCATCATATAATTTATATTGTACTATTTGGTTCCTGAATGTTTGGCCCGTAAAATCTTTCAACATCTCTTCAGCAACTTCAATATTTTCACCTATTAAATCATCTTCATAGGTTTCATCCTCCATCAAACGCAATTCTTTTTTGCATTTTTCAACGGTCAATATTGAAGTACCACCACTAAGAATTATTCTTTGCATACTCAATCATTTTTTCAAGCTTTTCAATAGTACGAACACGGGTATCTTTACCAGTAATGCTTTCGTATTCGTCTTGTAATTGCTTGATGATTTCTTTTTCTGAATCTTCTTGGTTTTGCTCCTCTTCTTCTTTTTGATCTTCAAGAAACTCTGACTGAGCAATTTCTTTTGTAACTACTCCTTCGGTGTCCTCTGCATATCCAAGACGAATAAAAGATTTACCTTCTTTTTCAGAAACAGTATGAACAGAACCGTATTTAAACGGCCCTGTTAACTGTTTTAATATTCTAATCTCCATGAATTATAATCCTAAGAGTGAACTAATTTTTTAAGTGGATTTGTCCCCGCATCAATTAATCTTGAATCATAACGAGCAAAAGCAATGAATCCCGCTTGCAGGCTTTCAGCATATAATTCATTTAAACGCATCATTGTAACGCCACTTCTTACAGTTCTAAGAATAAACTTGCTGAAGTCTCCAAAATAAATTGATGAATTACCCGTTCCAATAGCGGAAATATTATCATCAATAACATATGGTTTACCATAAATTTTGTCTGGTTCGCCATCTCTCATTGATGGGACCCATAAAGGATTATCATCATTAGATCCAATTTTCAATTTCTTTAAAGCCAACAATGTTGAATCAGCAAACGCAAAGTGTGATTTCTTACGATACTTTGAATTTACTGAATGCATTAAATCAAGTAAATCTGTATCTGAAATTGCTGTTGCTCCTGCTGTAAAACCAGTAGGTACTTTATTCAAACCTTCGGGCTGATCTGAACCAGTACCATCGATTAACTTAACGCCTAATGTTCTGTAGATTCTTTCACCTAACATCATTGTTATCTCACTTTGCAAATCAAATGCACTGTCTTCAATCAATGACAAAGGTACTTTCACCTTTTTAGATGAAAAGATATAAGACTTCAAAGTCTTAGAACCAAAAGAAGGGTCTTGTTCGTCTACCTCTTGGTTTTCTCCAATCATTTCACCTGTGTTTCCAGTATCGTTAACACTAGGCCATGGAATATCAGCACCGTCACTTGTTGGAATATTACGCATTATCTCAATAACACCTCCTTCATCAATTACGGCTTTTTCTAACTCTCTTTGGAAACCTTCAGGAACTACAAAACCACCAGTTGAACCAGTACCAGAACCTAAAGCTCTTTTCTTCATTTGGTTGTAAATGGCTCTTTCTTGTGAGTCAAGATTATCAGGGCCAACTCTTAAAACAGTTTCAAAAACTCTTTTCTCAACATCAGCATTATCCTGAGTATAAGAAGAATTCCAAGAACGCCCTTCATTGACGTTGTTTTCGTTTTCTCTTAATACTCTTTGACCGTTTTCAGAATTCAGCTTTTCAATTCTTTCAGCTTGTCTTTTAAAACGTTCTGCATCTTCATGCATACGGTCAAACTTTGTTTCTTCCTCTTGTGAAAAAACTCTATTTTCTTTACCTGCTAAATCAACAAGTGCTTTCGCTTCTGTGTCAATTCGTCTAGCTTCGTCACGTAATGAAGCAGGCGAATTGTAATCAATAGTATTTGGCATATTGATATTATTTTGATTTGATGTATTTAAATTTTGTTGTACTCCCGAATTCAAAAATTCGTCTACTTCATTGAAAAAGGCCGAACGCTTTACCGCATTAGGGTTTGCAGGAATATCAACAATTGAAAATTCTTTTAACTCTACTCTTGTGAAGTAGAAAATATTGGGGTCCTCTCCATGTTCTTCAACACCTCTATGACCTTCTTTTGGAACAAAACCCACTGACACCCCTCTAATTGTTCCGAAATCAACTTTCTTTCTGATTTTTTCAGCAAGCGGGTTAATGTCTTCAGGTTCAAATTCTACTCTACCAATAAGTTTTTCGCCATCTTGGAATACTTCACCTTTACCAATGATATTGTCTGGCGTTGGTTTATCATGCCAATCATTACCCCTTAAATGATTGTATAAAACAATGGGATTCTTTCTGTAATGAGTTAAATCCCAAGCATCAGATTTAATTACAGTTCTGTAAACATCTTTTGAAGGATCACTAATTACAAATTCGTAATCGTTACTATCTTCATCCTTTCTAGTTATGAAACCATTCGGTACAAAGACATCAACCCTTTTATTTAATTTCAGGCTCATTTTGATTTTTATTTTGGTTTGGCTCCAATGTCATATTAGTTGGAACATAGTATTCGTAACCCCCTTCATATGGGTTCATTTCTTCTTTCTCTCTGATTTCGTTTGGACTAATTGAAGCAGTATAGAAGAGGTTTTTATAATATTCTGATCTTGCTTTTGGATCCCCTCTTAGTAGCATTTCTAAATTGTACCTAGTGTAATAGGTCTTTCTTTCTCTTCTAGTGAATAGTTTTCTATCTAATTCTTTTTCCTGTCGAACTAGCCAAGGGGTAATCGTAAACTTTGTAAAACCAAGGGTAAGTGATTCAATATTGTTATAACTGGCATTGTCCAAACTTTGAATCATATGTTGTGGCATTCTGAAAATCCCGCAAATTTGCTCCCTAGTTAATTTGTGAGTATTGATAAATTGAAAATCATCTAACGGAATCTTTAAACGCTCTAATTTTGTCTTTTCATCAAAAATTGCGGTTTTAAACCTTTTGCCTGCCCCTGTATGATTTTTATTCCATTCCTTACGAATGTTTTCTACTACTGTATTTTCACCTTTTTCATTTTGTTTAAATGCTCCATTGTAGTAAATCACATCTGAGACAAAACCATAGTTTTCATAATATTCAACCCCTAGATTTTGTGAAGCTAAACCCATACCCACTGACTGAGCATTCATGCGAATAGGTGAAAAACCTATAACACCATCACCACCAAAGCCCGAAAAGTGAATAACATTTTCCTGCAATATTGGGTCCCATGCTTCAGTGTTATAATTCCATATATAGTAATAGTATTTATTCTCTTTGTGCTTCTTTATAACCTTCCATTCTTCAGGGGCTTTCTGCCAAATTGCAATAGGTCTTCCATAATCGTCACGTTGAATAACAGAAAGTGAATTACCATACAAAGCACATAAAGCAGTCATTGTCTCTTTCCAACCTACAATATTAGTAGATGGGTTAGGTTCTTCTTTTAATATGAAATAGACATTCTTATTGATAGCTTTTTCTTTACCTTTTTCTGTTCTTTTGTAAGTGTTTAAAGGTAATGTTCCAACTGTTTCACTGATCACTCTTACACAAGAAAAAACAACTGACAATCTTAATGCTGAAGCTTCAGTAACATTTGTACTATTCCCGTTAAAATAATCAAATACTTGGCCTAAAACATCCCAAGAAGAAGATTTACTTTCAATGAAAAATTTCTTTAATTTTTCGTATGCTCTTTTTGCTAAATTCATTTTCTACTTAAAATGTATATATACCAACATCATCAGATTTTTGGCCTCTTTCTGGATCTTTCATCCAAGCTGCAAGGGCCATAATTGCAGAAACTACACCGTCTACTTTGTGCTTATCTTGTCTCTTTACCACTTTTATATTTCCCGCTTCATCTGCTTTTATTTTCACACCTCTCAGCATCCAAGAAAAAACTTTGTCACCATCATGAATGATTTCTCCTGCTACTGCCATTTTTTCAAAAGTCTTTGTGGGTTCAGACATACTTGCGTAACCCTGCCCTATTCCTTCCAATGGTAAACCGTCCTCGATCAAATCTAAAAATTGTGTTGACTGCCATCTATCATAATGTGTAAACCTCACATCAAAGGATTCATGAAAAGACCTGACTTTTTCTTTTACAAATGCATGATCAACTACATTGCCATCGGTGGCGGTAAACCTTGGATGAAATTCTGACCAATAATCATAAGGAATACCCGTTGCTTTTGATCTTTCATATACCGTTGATTCAGGCACAAAGTACCATGTAAACAAAGCAAGTTTTCCGCTTCCATCGTCTGCAATTGCCGAAAACGCTGTTATATCACGAGTTGATGATAAATCAAGCCCGCAATACCAAACAGCATTTTTATAATCGTCAAGGTTTATTTCTTTATTATTCTTTTTCCAGTCTTCAGATGGAATCCATGTTTTTGCAGAATCTACCCAAATGTTTAAGTTTTTTGTCTTAAAATTCACCTGCTCAGAAGGCATGTTCTTCGCAGATGTAAATTCATCTTCTATCCATTTGAAAGGTACTGTAATATCTAAACAAGGGTTTGCTTTTCTCCATGCTTCAGGGTCCTGCCAGTCATCTTTTTCATCTAATGTGAAAATCATGGAAAAATACTTTTCATCTTCCTTTTCCTGTTCTAGAATTGAAATCATTACATCTCTCAATTCATAACAAGGGGCATCTTTATTAAATCCTGCGGTGGTAATCACAGACAACAAAGGGCTTTCTCTTTGGCCCTGCCCTGATTTAATCACATTGTAAACTTCTGCGGTTTTATGAGCATGATATTCATCGACAACCCCAAAATAAGGATTAAGACCATCTAGTGTATCTGCATCACTTGAAAGAGGTTTTGCTATACCACCATTTGCAGGATTAATAATTTCATGAGCTTGATTTTTTAGTCTTTTTCTTAGTTCTCTACATTCTTTGATTTGAAGTTTAGCTTCTTTAAAGGCGATTCTTGCTTGATCTTTTGTTGTTCCAGTGTAATAAATTTCGGGTGCTTTTTCACCAGAAAGAATCAATCCTATGAAAGTAATAATAACTATTAAAGCTGTTTTCCCTTGCTTTCGGGCCATTTCGATATAACAGTATTTAAACCGTCTGGAACCGTCATTATTTTTCCACCCGAAAAGGTTTGCTAAAATAAACGCCTGAAAAGGTTGAAGCTTTATTCTTTCTCCTGCTCCCCTGCCTTTTGTAATTCTGAAAATTGAAGCAAATGCAATAGCAATCTTCGCCGACTTTTCACAAAAGTAAAATCCTTTTTCCTCTTGTTGCTCCAAGTCACGAACAAACCTTTCAACTGCTAATTTATTATACCTACATACAACCTCTTTTCCAGAAAGTACATCATCAACATAAGATTGTACTTGTGGAATCATTCAAACTAACAAATAGTTAATTCAATCTCTTCTTTTAAACTTGATTGCAAATGTTCTAAAGTTTTTCTTGAACTGGTAACATCTTTACTCCCGTCTCCATCGATGTCACGAAAGAAACGACCAATCAGAACGCAACCCCTAGTCTGTCTGTTGTAGTTACCAACATGAATCAAAATATCTGATCTTCCCCGTACTTCTTTACCATCAAGTTCAAAAATCTTGAAACATTTGCCGAACCTTGGAGAATTCCAAGGAACGACTTTATACAAACCTGTCGGTATACAAGAAATATTTCGTTGGTTATTTCGCCAAGGCAATTCAATTGTCTTAGATTCAAAAACTTTTTTCTCTTTGTCGAATAGTAATAAATGACCTAATGTTTGTTTAGTGTCATCTATTGATCTGATCAATATTGCTTTCATTAGCTATTCATTTCTTTTAATAGTTTGTCCAATGCATCTTCTTCAGCCTCTTTTTCAAAAGCTCCCGTTTCCTTCATTGCCATGATGACAACTTTAAGAGAACCAATTTCTTTTGAGGGGAAAATTTTCCTAGTTCCATTTCTGAATAGTTGAATATTTTCTAATGAAACACCTAATACTTCCCTGAATAATGTTTTTACAGCTTCGGTTTCTTCCCCTTCTTCAATTTTTACTTGCTCTCCTTTCCTAACGTCATCAACTTTATTGAATACATCTTCTTTTATTTCTTCTTCTTCAGTTGAGATAAAAGGAACATCAACGCTTTTAAGTTTCTTGTAGTCTTTCTTATATCTGCTGATTGAATCTTTTGAAATGTCACCTCCTAACCTTTTTACACCTTCTTCAATTTCTCGTAATGATTCTCCCTGCTCCAAGGCACGGTCAATAAATTCTTTGTGAGGAGATGATAAAATTTTAAAGTGCTTCATTTCAATAGTGTTATGGCTGTCGCATTCGCGCGACAAAACCAATGCGACACGTTTTTTTTATGTCATGTACGTTCGGGGATAGTGCGGTCTATATGGAAAAAGTAATTTGTGATTAAACACCCATACCCCCGTTAATAATTATTCTATTATTCTTATTAAGCATTTACTTATGTCGCACTTAATATTAACATGCTTGTGTTCATAACGCATTCTTGATTCAACTCTTTTAAATAATAATCTATCAGCTATTGCCGAACCGTAATGATCTTTACAATACACTTCACCTTTTGAAAATAGTTCCTGAATATGGCTATCAACTAACCTAGTAGTAGTACCAGAACGTCTTTCACCTTTTGGTACTCCTATTTCTTTGAATGTTTTATTGCTCATTATAATCTTTCTTTAGCAGACTTTGAGTTGTGACATGATTCACAAAGTATTTGAACATTGCTTTCATCAAAGAAACGTTCTGGTGCTAACCTTACTGGTTGTATATGGTCAAGTACATTTCCTTTCTTATAACAACCTTCTGTTTCACAAATACCGCCACGTTCGGCGAATATACTTTTGCGAAACTGTTGCCACTTGTAAGACTTGTACTTCTTATTTCCTGTACTGGTCCAACCGCTCCCCTTGACCTTGGTATCTCTTTTGGGATTCCAAGGAAGAGAAGCGTTTTCTTTTTTGAGATAAGGCATAACTATTTAGCTTTCCTCTTCTCAATTACATTACCTACGGAATCATACCAGATAGAATCCCCTTTTGCTGTAATGACAAAACGTTCATCTTCTGGTAATGTCTTCGGTGTTGTTTTTTCAATGGCGTTCTTTGCGGTATCTTGCCAGAACGCTGAAACACCGAAATACCCAAGCATTACCATCGTTATAGAAGTAATCCCAAGAACGTTTCTAATTCTCCATGCCTTGAATCTTATTTTCCCTGAATCTTGTGTTTTCATCTTCTAACCTTTTGTTTTTTATGGTGAGTTCAATTATTTGTGCGTGTAACTGGCCTTGTTTGTAGATCGCCTCTTTGACTTCATCAACCAATTGCTGTGCTTTCTTCTCTTTTACTTTTACTTCTTCACGGTAATAGCTTATTTCTTCATCAAATTGTTTGACTTCATTGTCAAACTTTTTCATGAAATTCTTTCTTCCCTCTTCTGCTTTTGCTTCTGTATTCTCTAACTTTTTGTTTAGAAAATAGATTGCAAACATTAAAGCACCAGTTAGAGTCAAGCTTTCAAAAAGCTTGTCATATTCTGCCAAATTTGTTTGACTAATGTTTAAGAATGGATATAGAAAAGAGAGAAGAAAAGGTGCAATACTTTTCATTGGTTATCAATTATTTTTTTGATGATTTTTTTGACTTTAATCCTAGCTGTTGTTTTAGAACAATTCTTTTTCTTGGCTAATCGTAAATACTTACAATCAAGATTCATGTAAGCGTATAAATAGTTTCTTTCTGTTCTAGTAAGACATTTAATTACATCTTCCAAAACTATTTCCTCTTGTTCATCTTCTGCGTATTCTATAAGATTATCACACAAATCATATACATTGTCCACTGCTTGTATTTTCTTAGCTTTCAATGTAACCGCTTTACGATATTGATCAATAGTTCTATTTTTTAGAGAGGTAAGAAAGAGAGCTTTTATTTCTTTGTATTGTAAACCTGAATATTCTGCTAAAAGGAAATCTAAACAAACGTCTTGGAATACATCTTTTCTTGAAAGTCCTAAACGATTTATTTGTTCAATTTCATTTCCTTTTTCCGTGAATACTTTACAGAATTTATTAAAAATATCAATAGATTCATTTTCAATAAAATAGGTTACTGAATGAGTGTATTTTAATTGATAAACCATGACGAATTGCTTATATTTGTTATAAACAATTCAAGTAATATTAGTTAAAATTAAGGGGTTGTTTTGGGAGAACAACCCTTTTATATTATAAACGAAATTACATTAAAAAAGGGAACTTATTAAGAAGAAATATATAATTGTTGAAAGTATAATTTTAGTTTTCGGGTTATTAAAAATGGAGAAAATAAAGCCCCTCAATTTTGTTGAGGGGCTTTTATTATACAGAAAATTATTTTTTAAATTTCAATGACCCATTCATATTTTTTACCAATCCCCATATAAGGTGCTTTGATAAACTTTAGCTCTCTGTAATGATAATCTGAAGGCTTATCACTACTATCATCATCAATACGCTCTTCAATGAGCAAATTAATATCCGAACCTTCATAGGTATCTGGATTAGGCAATTTTTCAATTGCTTTCAAAAGTTCTTCGGTACTTATTTTTATCATAAAGGCCTTAATTTATTTTGTTGTGATTTTAATTTATCATCGAGCCATTTTTCATAATCTTTAGTTTCTTCTTTAAAATCTTTTCCTAAAGAATATACAAAACTATCAATCATATGATTATTTGAATCAATTTGATTCAATCCAGTCGAATAAGGTATTTCCACCCCATCAACTTTAAAGTGAAGCGACTTTGCTTTAATTACTTTCATTTCTTTGTAATGCTAATTAGAATAAAGATAATTGATTTATTATTTATTACATTCAACATATCGAAAGCTTGTAAAATGGAGGATAGCCATTGGTTCAGATTGACGTTTTTTAAACCATTCGCAAAAGTTTTCAAAAGTCAGTCCGTCATTTTCTGCAACTGTTTTCCAATCGAAATATTTACCTTCAATTTTTGCAAATACAAAATTGTCCGGTTCCTCCAATTTCTCTACCCCTATTTTTTCAAGCTTCAAAAGCTCTACCTGTTTTGATTTATAAGGAAGTCCACTCCAATATCTTATTGAAAGGATCGCTTCTCCTTCATTAATCTTTTCGGCTCTTTCATTCCATAAATCATAATTCGATCTAATTGTATGAAGTTTTGAAAGCAAAATGTTGTCTAAAAAACCCGTTCTCTCTCCTGCTCTCTTATGGGTCTTGGGGAAATATTTTGAGAGAGTTAAAACATAAGTCTTCTTTTTCATAATATTTTTCATGTTTTAAATTAATCTATACCCCGAATAAGATAATCGATGAAGTAATATAATTACTCTCTTACACCTTATCTGAAAGGTGTAAGAGAGTATATTTAATTGCTAAGGGGTTAGCAATTTTTTCATACCCCCTAGATTTTTTTTCACATCCCTAGGTAATTTTCACATACCATTTATCTATTATTCTATTAATCAATAATTCTTTAAAGATTTAGAATTTTAATGATTTGAATTCGTTGAATACTCGTTGCTCCAATACAACTACATAATATCTTTGGGTTGTAACGATTGAAGAGTGCCCCAACATACGTGAAACGCTTTCCAATGACATACCTTTCAATAACATCATTGTACCAAATGTTTTCCTACCTATTTTACAAGTGACTGGTTTTTCTATCCCTGCCCCTATACGAAGCTTATTAAGGTGAAAATTTAAATTCGTCACATTGTTAAAGTCCTTAGAATGCTCACCATTGATTTTTTTTAATAATTCAACTGCTTTATCTGTAAGAGGTATAATACACGCCCTACTGTTTGTTTTACTCGTCTTTGAGCGCTGTATTTTTATATACTTCTGACCATCATTCACAAATAAATGTTTTTCTGGTGAGTAGCTTTTTATTTCGTTGTAATGCATTCCAGTATAGCAGGCAAGTAAAAACCAATTTTTCGCTTTAATTTGCTGCTCATTGGTTGTTTGAAATTTCTCAATTAATTCTAATTCTTCCATTTCTAAATAAATGATTGATGGAGAATAACTTGCTTTAATATCTAATTTACCTAGCTCTGGTAAGTTCAACCCTGCAAAAGAGAATTTTGCTTTAAAATAATTTATAGCTTTCAAGAAAAAAGTTATGTCTTGTCTTATTGAATTTGTAGACCTTCCTTTTTGGGATAATGAAACGAAAATATTTTCCAATTGAATTTTAGTCACCTCTTCAATATTGTTTAGTTTATTTTGCTTCGTAAATTTCTCTATTCGATTAGACATAAATTTCAAATGCCTGAATCTATTTTTTGATACAAATTCCTCTCTACTTTCTATGTAAAGTTTAAGAACTCTTTCAATACTCGTATCAGTATTAATACCTCTTACATATTTTAAAATTTCATTTGCTGTTAAGTACTTATTAGTTAGACATAGATTATTTGCTACACTCCTTATATGTGTCTCACATAGAAAAAGTGATTCATTTAATTGGTTAGCGTTTTTACACCCTTCAATTCTACCAGATATAAAGTGTTCTTTTTTACATTTTACACCTGTATGATAACCAGAACTTGCTCGTTTGCCGTTTAGACTGATATTTGCCATTACTACGCCCATACCAGTTTTTTCAAAAGTCCTTAGTTTTCTAAAGTAGAATGTTACGTTTAGTCTCATTTGTTGAATAAAAACCAT